ACACGCAGTGCTTCATTGTAGTACATGTTATAATATTTACTGTGCAGTGAAGGTATATTCCGCAACTCATTCATCAAGTCGTTTTCGTTGATCTTCGAATCTTCTGACCAAATCTCACTGATTTTATTTTCCAAAACATAACCCTCTCTAATATAATAAGAGGATTATACCACAGTTATTGAGTATTGTCAAGCAACCTTTTGGAAGGTGTACCTGTCATATCTGAAGGACATGTTAACTTCTGGGTAAAAAACATCAGTTCCAGTCACGTCAAGATTTACAGCGCTTAGAGATACTGGTGTGCAGTTTATAAAGTTAAATATGATATTCATATTCTTATTGCTGTTCAAGATCATGATGCTGATGTCACTAGTAAGACCTTCAACACCTTTTTCCAATGGTGCATAATCATCAAACTTCTCAGGGCTTGAAAGAGCATGCATCCAATTATAACATTCCATGTAGTTAGTCATGTTTTCATCTGCAAGAAAACTTAAGTCTAAATCTTGGTATGCCAATCTGTCACCAGCAACAAACAAGTTACCCATAGGGTTTGCTAGTTGTGGTGCTTCCAATGTGACACCTGGAATAAAAGCTTTCTGTGTGAAGAATTCTACGTGAGGCAAACGAGACACAGCCACAGTAAAACCGATGGGCGATAGGTAATTAGTATTCATTTTCAAAACTTTCCTATTTGACAAACATTCTTTTCTATGATACTATTTATAAATGTTGCTAAATAACAATTACGAATTTGTCCACGGAAGGATTGCTTGATCAATGGCAGAAGATTTTAAAATTTTAACCGCACGTCAACACGTCAGAGAACGTATTGGTATGTATATGGGGTCAAGTTCTCTTGAGGAAGTTGAGCGATTTGTCATGGGTGAATGGAAAACTGCAAAGTACGTTCCTGCACTATCTAAAATGGTAGATGAAATACTCGACAACTCAATCGATGAGGCGATTCGAACAAACTTTAAACACGCTAATAAAATCGACGTATCAGTCAAGATGGATAACTCTATTACTATCTCTGACAACGGACGTGGCATCCCACATGAGGATGTGTTTGATGCAACTACCAAGAAGACTATAGCTAGGGCTACAGCGGCTTGGACTAGAGTTAATGCGGGTACGTCTTTTGATGACGAACGTGTTACCATTGGCACGAATGGCGTTGGATCATCAGCTACTAACTTCCTATCAGCTAAGTTCACTGGTAAAACATGGTCTAAAGGAACTATCCTTCAAGTGTCGTGTACGAATGGTGCTGAGAAGATACGTGAGACAAAGAAAGAAAAGACTGGCAATGGTACTGAAGTTTCATTCATACCAGACTTTGATTTGTTTGAGGTGAACAACCTTAATGATCTCGACACTCTTGCTTTGCTTGAAGATCGTTTGATTGCATTACAAATGGCTTTCCCTGAGATTGCTTTCTCTTTCAATAAGAAACGCATCAAGGTAAATAACCTTAAGAAATATTCTGAGATGTTCATCCAAGAGGGTGAAGCTTCTATTATTGAAAAGAGCGACAACCTTTCTTTCTTCATTGCATCCAGTGAAGATGGTTTTAGATCAAACTCATATGTCAATGGTGTGAACACACGCCAAGGCGGCACATACGTTGACTTCGTGATGAATGGTATCGTTGACGAACTTGTCGTTAAGATCAAGCGTAAGTATAAGATCGAAATGGCTAAGATCACAATCAAAAGTGGTCTGTCGTTCGTGATGTTCAGTCGTAACTTTGTCAATCCAAAGTTTGATTCGCAAACAAAAGAGCGTCTGACAAATCCAATGGGTAATGTCAAAGCGCATTATCTTGAGTCTGGTGTTAAGGACTTTGTGTTCTACTCACAGAAGATTATGAATACACCTTCGATCATCGAACCAATCATTGAGGCTCAGTTGGCTAAGAAGTTGGCGCAAGATAAACGAGCCGCTACTCTAGCTCAAAAGAACCTTCGCAAGGTAAAGGTAGCTAAGCACATTGCCGCTAACAAGCCCTCAGCGACACTTAAGATTGTCGAGGGAGATTCTGCCATGGGGTTCCTACTGAAAGTTCGTAACGCTGATAAGGTGGGCGCTATGCCGCTCAGAGGGGTTATTATGAATACGTGGGACATGAAACCAGCAGACGTGCTAAAGAACAAAGAGTTGTCTGAGTTGGTTGCTGTTCTTGGTTTGAACATCAATGATCCTGATAGTGTAGACAATATGCAATATGAGAACATCGCAACTCTTACAGATGCTGACCACGATGGTATTGGACACATCAGCCCATTGTTAATTGCTTTCTTCTATAAGTTTTGGCCTAGACTGTTGGCTGAGCGAAGAGTCAAGATTACTCGAACACCAATTATGATCTCAACTAAAGATAAGAAAGTGAAGTGGTTCTACGGATACGAAGAAGCATCTAAGTTTAAAACAGACAACCCATCTGGTTGGAAGCACCGTTACATCAAGGGGCTTGGCTCTTTGACCGAAGAAGAATATGATGTGATTATTAATAAACCAAAGTACGACACTGTTACCGTTGACGATGCGTCTATGTTCCAAATGATGTTTGGTAAAGATTCGGCACTACGCAAACAGTTCATGTTTTCATAGGGGGTTGACAAGGTATGGACAGGGTGATAAACTTTATTCATTGGTATCGACAGTTAAAAGCTGAAGGTGTGGAGATGGGTTGGGATACGAAAGAGTTAGCCTACCACACAAGATACAATACATGGAACTGTTTACGTTGGGCAATTATGAACAGCGGAACACATTATACGGATGGGAGTTATTTCGATGAGCAAGATTGGTAATTACGTAGTTGAGCTACAAGAGCAAATGACTGAAGAAGAAGCGCAAGCACAATACGAAGAAGAGTATGAGCCTTGCTTTGAATCAGATGAGGACGGTAGATGAGTTTACTAGAATTTACAAAAGATGATAAGTCCACTACGGACTATCCGATTAGCAATGTTGCCAAGAACGAATGGCTTGACTTTGCTATGTACACTGTGGAAAGCCGTGCTATTCCAAATATGATCGATGGTCTGAAACCAGTTCAGCGGTTCTATTTGTATTCATCTTTGCTAAACTCTAAGCGAGACTTCAAGAAAGTATCAGCGGTTTCTGGTATTATCTCTGACTATGGTTATAACCACGGCGAAACTTCAGCCGCAGGTGCTGGTCAGTTAATGGCGGCATCTTGGAATAACAATGTCTGCCTTGTAGAGGGTAGGGGTTCATTCGGTACTAGACTTATACAACAAGCAGGGGCGGCACGTTATGTATACACACGTGTGCATAAAAACTTTGAAACGTATATCAAAGACCTTGAGTTGTCACCAGTACATGATGATCCAGAGCATGAGCCACCATCATTCTATTTGCCTGTACTACCTTTAGTATTGGCTAATGGTGCTAAGGGTATCGCTACAGGCTTTGCTACTAGCATTCTACCAAGAAGTACAAAGCATCTTGCCAAAGCAGTTAAAGAATATCTTGCGAAAGGTTCTATCGCACGAAAGCTTCCTATCACCTTTCCAGACTTTAGTGGCAAGGTAGAATACAACAAAGAAGAAGATAAGTACCAAGTCATCGGTACGTTCGAGCGCAAAAGCAAAACTGTAATGGTTATCACTGAAGTGCCTTATGGATTTGACCGTGAGGGTTACATCAAGGTGCTTGACACATTGGAAGACAATAACGACATTGTTTCATACGAAGACAAATGTGATAAGACTGGGTTTTGTTTTGAAATCAAACTTAAGCTTGCTTCTGCCAATGCTTGGACTGATGAACGCATCATCCGTAAGTTTAAGTTGAGCAAACCTCTGACTGAGAACCTTACTGTGATCGACCAGAATGGTAAGCTACGTGAATATAAAGATGAGCGTGAACTAATTAAAGATTTTGTCGATTACCGCTTGACTGTCTTGCAAAAAAGAATTAATCTACGAAAGAAACAAGAGACTGAAGAATCACGTTGGCTCAAAGTTAAGATGCAGTTTATCCAAGCAGTGCTAGATGGGACAATTCAGTTTAAAAACAAAAAGAAAGATGTTATTGCTACACAGATATTAAAAGTTACTGATGCATTAGAATTAGATGTTGACAAACTTCTCAGAATCAATATGCTATCACTGACGGACGAAATGGTTAAAGACCTCAAACAACAAATCGAGAGTTCTAAAGACCGACTAAAATTTTGGAAAGCAACAACGCCTAAAGATCAATTCGAAATCGACTTATCGGAGATTTAAATGTACTACACTGCTTATGCTAAACCGAAGGTATTATCAAACAAGCTAATGGACAAAGTTGTAGTCTTTGCTTGTGATTTCTTAGACCTTGACGTTGACCTAGAGATAGAGTTCAGAGGTGTAGAGAATGGTGGGTATGTTGACTTTGAAGAAGGTGAAGACGTTGTTATGGGTATCAACCCAAAGCAAACTAAGAACGAACTGATACGTACTATCTTTCATGAAATGGTTCACGTTAAGCAGTATGTTGAAGGTGACTTGTCTCACGAAAATTCAGATAATCTCTGGAAAGGTGAGGTTGTTGATGTTCCTTATTCAGATCGTCCATGGGAGAAAGAAGCTTATGAGCAAGAAGAAGCTATGTGGCACATCTTTACAAAAGAGGTTGGACTATGATAATTGACGTTGCAGTCAACGAAAAATATGATGCTCTTTTGGATGACTTTGTTTACTACATCTGCAAGCATTTTGGTATTATCCCACGGAAGATTTCTATAGAAACTGCTGACCTAGTTGGTAACAGAGGGATGTGCTTTGATGACGATGATGGAGAGTTTACTATCTTGGTAAAACCAAATGATGATATGGGACAGACTTTCGCAACTGTTGCGCATGAGATGATCCATGTTAAACAATATATGACACAAAATCTTGGTCAGATACTTGACGAAAGTACGGCAATGCCGTATGATTCGCGGTGGTGGGAAGACGAAGCTTTTAATGGTGCGGTTCCTCTTGTGGAATCTTTTGCAACTAAGATCAAACTTTCTAGTTGACACCACCCAACCACTAGTGTATTATACACTTAATCGAAAGAAAAGGAAAACAAATGAGTATCGACTTAACATTCTTTGAGGTAACGGATACCCAAAAACAAGTGGCTAATCTTGGTCGCAAGATGATGGAGTATTCTGAGAACTACAAAGACTCTGATATTCCCTTGGAAATTCTTAATGCAATGTCTCGTGTCGGAGAAAATCTTGCTGAAAATGCTTATGATAAAGTAAAGCTAGATGAGATCGATACTATGGTTGTTAAATATGCTAGGAGAGTGTTATGAGTGAGTTGGGCTTTGAAACTTCATATGAAGATGAAGTAACTGCTGAAATTATGGATTGGGCTTTGGATACAATGCCTGATGAAGTTAAGGGAATGTCACTTGAAGACATTGCAGATAAATACTGGGAAGCGCACTTAGATGATGCACCAGACACAGACGCATTTTCTGTACTGCCCGATTTTGATGCAGAAGAACCATTAACAGATTTAACCAAAACGTATGGAAACCAACCAAATGAAACATCTTAAATCAATAGTATTGATAGCCGCTCTGGCTACTGCAACACAGGCTACGGCATCTGGGGGAGCTACTAAAGTAAAAGTATTTCACCACACTAAGACCGTAATAGTCAACAACCCTAAACAGGTACGTGAATGTCGTGACGTGGAAGTTCCAGTCTACGATCAGTATCAAACCGAAGGAGATGCCGCAGGTGGCGCATTTCTGGGCATGATCATTGGTGGTCTGCTTGGTAAGGGGGTAACTGGTGACGATGGTGGTGCGGCGGCTGGAGCGGTGATTGGTGGATTAGTTGGTGCTGATAAAGGTTCTAAACCAAAGACACAAAGAGGTATCGTTGGTTATTCATATGAACAACGTTGTGATATCGTAACGATTAACCAAGAAGCTTACAGGGATGTTTATAGCCACTCTACAATTCGTTTTTACATAGATGGTCAACGTCACGTATTGGAATTTCAACGATGATGGACATAGTAATTGGTAATTTAGTGTTTTGGCCTATCTATATCTTCGTAGGTACGCTTCCTTACCGTGTAATGCAAAATGCAATTGATGGTCATACGGCATGAAGTATCTTTTAAAACGAAATGGAAAAGTAGTACAACAAATCGTAATGGTAGGCGAAGAAAAAAATAACTTCAAAACACCAGAAGTATTTGATCTTGGGTTTGAAACATATGAGGCGGCTCAAGAAGTTGCAACTGTTTTGGATGCCGAGATCATCGACATGAATACAGCCAAAGTGGCATAAAAGAGTTTGGTTCCGTAACTCAACTGGATAGAGTATCTCACTTCTAATGAGAATGTTCGGGGTTCGAGTCCCTGCGGGACCACCAAAAATAGTGTGCGAGAATCTCGCACCAATAACACTTAAACAAAGGTCAAATGATGTCATCTTTCACTAAATCACTAGTAAGCAATTCAGATAGAACACTAAGAGAACTTACAAAGATTCTATCTGATAATAACATCGAATATTTCATTAAAGAAAAAAATGGTTGTGTTGTTATAATGAATTTCATAGTTAGAGATGATCCAGTCGGTGCGTAAGGTCTTAGTCACAGGTGCATCTGGTTATATTGGCAGTCATGTGTGTGCTGTCCTAAATGAACAAGGTCACGAAGTTCATGGCATAGATATAAACTTCCACGGTGAACACAATGATGTTGAAAAGTATTGTAGCTTTAAGCTACAGGATATTCTTTGGGACATGAAGTACCGTCAAGAATATGATGCTGTTGTTCACCTTGCTGGTAGAAGTGTCGTACCACAAAGTCTTATTGAACCATCTGAATACTATAGAGTAAACACGATGGGAACAAACAATCTATTTAATTATATCGATACACCCCACTTTATTTTTGCGAGTACGTCTAGTGCATTTGAAATGGCATCTCCATACGCACGATCTAAAGTAGCGGCTGAGGATATCATAAAGGAAAAATCTAATGGGCATACTATCTTTCGCTTTTTTAATGTCTCTGGTTCTGATGGTGTTCATAGGCAACTTGGCTCTGCCACTCATCTTATTCGTCGTTGCGCTATGGTTGCTGCTGGAAATCTTTCCCACATTGATATATTTGGCGTGGATTATCCTACTCGTGACGGTACTTGTGTACGTGACTATATACACGTCAGTGATCTTAGTTCTGCTATAGCAAAATCAATTGAGACTGGCGCATTAAATACTGATTATGAGTGTTTGGGTGGTAATGTAGGGTATACTGTTCTTGAAGTTGTTGATGCAATGCAACGTGTGACAGGCAAGAAAATCAAGACTGTAATTCAAGGAAGAAGACAGGGTGATGCAGTATCATCAGTTGTTGACAATTTGAGTAAATGTGTTACACTCACTAAGACTTTAGAAGATATGTGTCTGGATCAATACAAGTTAGAACTAACACATTAATGGGAAGTAGCTCAATGGTAGAGCATCTGTTTTTGGTACAGAAGGTTGTAGGTTCGAGTCCTACCTTCCCAGCCAAAAAAGTGGTTGACAAGCTAAACGAATCATAGTATTGATTGTTCATCAACTATGAAAGAGAGTAAAAAATGTCCTACGATTATTCAGACGATTGTATTTCAGACTTCCACAAAGAAGTTTATGGCTTTCGCCCTACGCAAGGGTATATGCAAGAATGGAATGCATCTTCACCTTCAGAAAAACAAAAGATATGGGATGAATACGCTCGTGTCAATGAAATCCAAATGATCGAGTCAGCGGCTCAAGAAGAGCGTGACGTTGCTAAGTTTGAAGATCGTGTTCAAGATGTTATAAATATCGGCGCGGGTAATCGTAAGACTGCTTTGAAGTGGATCGCTGATAGCGAAACTTTCTACCACGGACAAGATGTTGAGCATTTTGTGTGGCAACAAGGTATCCTTTTCACAGGATATGGCAGACAACTAATTAAAGACTTATTAGAAATTGTTAAGTACGAGGAATATGCGTAATGAAAACATTAGTAAGAGCTAAACTGGAATGGATAGACACTATAAAAGGCGGTGGTGGTAACTGTCCGTGTTGTGAAAGATGGGGTAAGATTTACTCTCGTGGGATAAACGAAAATATGGTCAAGTCTCTGATGTGGCTCAATTCCACCCACACTGAATGGGTTGACGTGCCTAACAAAGCACCCAAATGGCTATTGCGGTCAAACCAATTACCAACATTGCGTTGGTGGGGTCTTGTTGAAAGGGCTACAAAAACTGACAAGACAAAGAATTTCTCAGGACTTTGGAAAATTACAGAAAAGGGAAAACGTTTCTTGTCTTTCGGTGAAGAAGTTCCTAAGCTTGCATTCACTTACAATGGTCAAGTTGTGGGGTTTAGTGATGAATTAGTGATGGCTAAAGATTGTTTAAAAGAGGGTTTCGACTACTCTCAAATCATGCATAAGGATTACGCATAATGGAAGTTAAAGTATATAAGCATAAGATCGACCTAAACACAGTCAATGTTTTTGGGTCTTATGGGTGCAACCTATACACGCAAGATGGAGAGTTCGTTGAGGCTCGTGTGTTCAATATGATGTCAGGTCAGATGTTCCACAATGAAATTCGTGAGATCGCTCAGTTTGAAAAGCTACGGGTGGAGTCTCTAGCTTACTAAAACTTGACAAATCGCACTTTTTGTGGTATCATAAATTAATAGGTTCTAGTAATGGAATAGGTAATATGGCAGATAAGGCTAAAACTATAGGAGATTTGATTATTAATTATTTAAGATTTATATCTCCTTGTGATAAGGATAAGCAATGAAGGTTACTGTAGAACAAGATGAGATTACATCTGAGATAAGTCGTATTATGGATTATGAGTTTGATGGTACTACCACGTTCTATCCTCATGAGTTTAGTTCTATTGATCGTGAAACTACACTGAAAGACTTTGGTATTGGTTTGATTGTGGGACCTTCTGGTTCTGGTAAGACAACTTTACTGAAAGAGTTTGGTGAAGAGCTTGAACCTTATTGGTTTGATAACAAATCTATTGCTTCTCATTTTGATGATGTTGATGACGTACAGGATAGGTTAGGTGCTGTTGGTTTTAATAGTATTCCTTCTTGGTTGCGTCCTTATCATGTTTTGTCTAATGGAGAACAGTTTCGTGCTAGGTTGGCTCGACAGTTAGATAGTAATATTGTTGTTGATGAGTTTACATCTGTTATTGACAGAGACGTTGCTAAGAGTTGTTCTAATGCAATTAGTCGTTACGTTAAGAGACAAAATTTAAGGAATATTGTATTCTCATCTTGTCATTATGACATCATTGAGTGGTTGCAACCAGATTGGGTGTTTGATACTCATACTGGTAAGTTAACCACAAGGGGGTATCAAAGGCCAGACATTGTTTTGGAAATCTTACCTTGTACCAGAGACATCTGGACGCTCTTCAGCGACCACCACTATCTCGACCACCACATCCACACAAGTGCATCATGTTGGATCGCAACATGGAACGACAGACTTGTCGGATTTCTTTCAAGCTTAAGTATGCCTTCTGGCAGTTTAAAGAAAGCTTGGCGAGGGCATCGCACAGTGGTATTACCAGAGTTCCAAGGGTTGGGTATAGGTGCTAGATTGACAGATGCTTTGGGCGATATTCACCTAGCCGAAGGTA